ACAACGGGCGGACGACGCTCAAGGTCAAGTGGCTCAACCCGGCCGATTTCGTTCCCGCCGCCGCATCGCAGTCCCCGGCGGAAGTGAAGGCGTTCAAGCAGCAGTTCGGATCGCAGATGCGGGCCATCGCGGCGGCGGCGACCAAGGGCAACGGGACGAAGCCGGCGCCGCCCCCGCCCGCGCGCAAGCCGGCGACCGCTCCCGGTCCCGTTGCTGGCGAGCCCGGATCCGAAGTCGAACTCGGGCCCGACGGCCTCCCGTTCTGACGTCACCCATGAGGGGCGCCGGATCGCCCACGGCGCCCCCGGAGAAAGAGAGCAGCCATGACCACCGCGCAGAAACTCGACAGCATCGCGACCGAGCTGGGCGCGTTGAACATCATGATCGGCGTGCAGATCAGCACCGCGCGCGTCAGCCTCAACGCGGACAATCGCAAGGCCGCGATCGTGGCCATTCAGGAGGCCGACGTCATCGTCAGCCGCATCGGCGCGTGTATTTCTGACCTTCTCAGTATCCAGACCGCCCCGGGGCTCGCGATGGTGGACGCGAGCGCGCCGGTAGTGCAGGGCTGCTCCGCCGGCACCCGGGGCGGTACCTGCGCCGACTGCGGCGAGTACCACGAGCACCTGTTCCCGTCGATCGGCGGCCGGTGGGATTACTGCCGGACGTGCGCGGACCGTGAGCTGGCAGAGGAAGCGCCGCCGTCGCTCGACAACGAGTCCGACGGCGACAACTGCCAGTACCCCGACCCCGACGTCCAGCGCGATGAGTGGCTGGACCGCCGCATGGAGGCGCAGGGATGAACGCGAAAGCCGTGCTCGACAAAGCGGTGCGTGAAGTTGGAAAGGGCCCGCTGCCAATCATGGAATGGGGCGCGATCCACGATGACGTAGGAGTGCCTGAACTGGCGAGCGTTGACGAGCCGAGGACCGCGTTCGACTGCTACCGCTGCCGCGAACGGCTACAGGCTGAAGCCATCGATGAGCGGAAGGGGAACGACCTGGTGGCGATGCTGCTGATCGGGGTGCTAGGCGTCATCGTCGGCATCATCATCGGGGTGTCGCTGTAGCGAACCGGGGCCGCGCCGCGCTCCGGTCAATCCGGCAACGGGCACGCCGGGTGGGGCGACCGGAGCTGCGGCCCCGCACAAATACAGGAGGAACGTCGTGAACGAATGCACCGATGGAATCGGAACGCGGGTCGACCCCGCGCCCGTGTGCGCGACGCCGCGGGTGGCTACCGAACGCAAGCACACCGAATGCGGATTGGTCCGAGAGATGGTGGACTTTTCGATACGCGCGCTCAACCGCGTAGAGTGGCGCATTCGACAGATAGACATTTCGCCGCCGCGGCACCTGCTCGACGGTGTGGAGATCGAAAAGTTCGACAACGCGAGAGCGCAGGCGCAGATGGATCTGGCCTCGGTTCGGGCGGCGGTAGATCGGATCGTCGGGACGTTGGCGAACATCGGGTAAGGGAGCACGAGCGATGGAGCGCACCACCTACGAAGCAAACCTCGGCATCCCCGGCA